TGTGGCAAGGCAAAATATCGAGAACTTTAAACGTCAAGGCATCAGTGTCTTGGAAAACCTATCCGAAAAAGACATTGCGCATATGATTACTGTATCTAACGATGCCTATTATAATACCCAGACCTCCCTCATGTCGGATAACGAATATGACATTGTAAAAGAATACATGGAAAACAAATACCCCAAAAACGAGGTATTACAAGACATTGGCGCGCCCGTAGATAAAAACAAGGTGACCCTCCCCTACGAAATGGCATCTATGGATAAAATCAAGCCCGATACGAATGCGCTTACTACATGGTCGAATAAATATAAGGGCGGTTATGTATTGTCGTGTAAATTAGATGGTGTATCTGGTATGTATTCTACGGAAGGCGAAGTTCCCAAGTTATATACGCGCGGTAATGGAAAAGTGGGCCAAGACGTGACTCATCTGCTACGTGTATTGAACCTACCCGAAACGAAGGGTTATGTGGTGCGCGGTGAGTTTATCATTCCCAAGGCCGTTTTCGATGCCAAATATAAGGATAGGTTCGCCAATCCTCGTAATCTCGTATCGGGCATCGTAAATAGTAAAACCATGGACGATAAGACCAAAGACTTACATTTTGTCGCCTACGAAGTTATCAAACCCAGCATGAAACCCAGCGAGCAAATGGCCAAATTGGCGGAATTGGGACACGAAGTCGTTCAAAACAAGTCGACGAATGCCTATCGAACGAGATGTTATCCGAAACCTTGATGGATTGGCGAACGAACTATAAATACGAAATAGACGGTGTTATTGTTGCCGACGACCATGTCCATTCTAGAAAATCGGGCAATCCTGAACATGCGTTTGCCTTTAAAATGGTTATTTCCGACCAAATTGCCGAAGCGAAGGTGGTGGATGTGATATGGACGCCAAGTAAGGCGGGATATTTGAAACCCCGGGTTCGCATTGAGCCGGTTCGATTAGCCGGTGTTACTATTGAATACGCCACTGGATTTAACGGGGCGTTCATAGAGACGAATAAAATCGGTATTGGGGCAACTATACAAATTATACGTTCGGGTGATGTTATTCCCCATATTAAATCGGTAACTGTGCCTGCCGTGACAGCTAAGATGCCCGATGTCCCCTATCACTGGACAGATACACATATCGATATTATTATGGACGACGCAGGAGAAGACGAAACGGTCCGAGAGAAGAATATTACAGAGTTCTTTAAAGGAATAGAGGTGGATGGTCTATCGAGCGGTAATGTAAAGCGCATCATGAACGCGGGGTTTGATACGATACCGAAAATCCTACATATGGAAAAGACGGATTTTGAGGGCGTGGAGGGGTTTAAAACGAAAATGATTGATAAGATTTATGACGGCATTCGTGATAAGGTCGCCAAGGCCACTTTGTTGGATATCATGGCGGCGTCGAACCAATTTGGAAGGGGCATCGGAGAGCGCAAGATTAAACCTATTATGGAAGCGTTCCCGAATATACTCATGAGCCCTGAGACGACCGAACAAAAGATAGCGATGTTACGCGGCATCAAGGGCATTGGACCGGAAAATGCCAAGTCGTTTGCCGAAAATATACCTGCGTTTTTGACCTTCTTGAGTGCGTGTGGTCTGGATGATAAGTTAAAGAAGCCAGTTGAAGCCCCGAAAAATGAACTTGTGGCCGTCGATACTACGGACCCACTATATGGTAAGCGCATAGTTATGACGAAGGTTAGAGATGCTAAAATCATAGAAGAATTGAAGAAGCGGGGCGGTGTATTGGATGACTCGATAGGTAAAAATACGTTTGTATTGATAGTGAAAACGAAGGACGATGTGTCGAATAAGACGAAGTATGCCACGGAGCATGGAATACCGATTATGACGCCGACAGAGTTTACACAGCGTTACCTCTAACAATTTGATAATAGAGTAATAATTTATTATCAAAGTATAGTGTTTGTTCATGCGTAAATGGGCAGGGCATCAATATCCATAACCACTTCGCCCGGCGCATCCGTCAAAAACTCACTAAAAATGGGCATTTCTAATTGAGCCACCGGCGTATGTCGATGAACATTACGCGCTATCATCTTATATAATTTAAATCCAGGATAACGTTCATCCCCGTTTTTCTTATAAAGCACATTCTTATCGGCATCATCCATACACCAATATTCAATGACCTTTTGTAAATCATCGTAGGATTTCTCTGGCATATCCTCGTCTATAATAAAGTCATAGATAGACGACCCTAATCTACATAAATCGAAACTATAATTGGGGTCTATGCGCGGCTTGTTTTCGTTCATATAAGGCTCACAGTTGTATTGAGTGGCTGCGTCTCCGCCTGGGGCAAAACTATCGCTACAAAATGTTTGTCCTTGGAACTTATATATGGAGCGGCCGAAATCGATGAGTTTAAAAATCCTGCCATACGTAGGGACCTTATATACTTGCCTATTGTATTTATAATATAGGAATTCTACGTCCGTGTTCACATACATAATGTTATTCGTGTGTAAATCATTATGTGTGAAATGGAAGCACTTTTGTAGCATAAGAAGGGTCATAATTACTTGCGCGAGTGCGGCGATGCCTTGTTCGCAGGTTAACTTATATTGAACGAATAGTTCGTCTAGTGTTCCGTCGCATTTTTCTAGGCAGATGAGTTGGACAGGGAAGTCGTGAATATATACGTTTTTTATGTCCTCGCTATAACTATCCGACATACTGGACACGTTATCTTCCGATGATTCGGTTTCCCATGACCCTTCGCTTCCACTTTTTGAGCCTTTATTTTCACTTGACCCACTGGCCCCACTATCGCTGGCACTTTGACTGGCCTCACTTTCACTTTGACTAGACCCGCTAACACTTTCGCTATCGCTTTTACTGGCCTCACTATCACTATCGCTAGCGCCATCCTTGTTATTTTCATACACGATTTCTTCGGCTTCTATGTCACATGATACATCCAATTCCTCTACCGAAAGATTCGTGATGGATATGTTATGTATATCCGACGACGAAATACGTAATCTCTGTTTGTTGGTTCTCGAGCCAAAATTGGCGAATTCGTCTTCATTTGCGGTATTCATGGAGTATACTTTATTTTTGTTTTCGATAAAGTAGGTGGACCCCATTAAATAATCCAAATCGTCGGCGATGTTCATCTTGAATTTGCGTTGGACGCCCAAATAAGACCCATAATAGTCGATACAATTTACCATACCATGTTCGTTTAATAATTTACTCGTGAGGAAGGAGAAGAAGTTATCAGTATAAGAGGCGTTATTGGAGTCGGATAGTTTTGGGTGGCTTCCTTCCGAAGTCAGAATAGGTAACACACGAAATGGTTTTATCCGTCGAAGAATATTTCCCGATTAAATAGCGGAGGGGGTCCAATAAGGGGGAGTATTTGATAAAAATAGGGCGGGTTTGGGTTTTATTCTCGTCTAAATCGAGAACCGTGTTCATATCGCGAATATGAAATTTATGGTTTAGTGCTACTTTGTTATAATTGGTTTCGGTTAATTCGAAAAACTTACTATAAATCGGCTGATACCTCTGAAAGTTCTCGAGTTGGAAGGGATTATAAGAATGCTCTGCCTCTTCTTCGTTGGATACATAATCCTTTTCTAAAGTAGAAATGTCTAAAGATGGCGGCGTCGTGTATTGAAGAAAGGTCATGAAGAGTATAAGTCATTTGTATATTAAATTATATGCCATTTAACGTGGAAAGGAATCTACGTTTCTCTTTCAAACCCTCCCTTTCGGGAGTCTTAGTTAGAACCTGTCTATAATTCCTAGCCTAATCCTCATACAAAGGGAAGGGAGGGGTCGCAAGGTTTCCGAAGGAGTCCGTAGGTTTCCCTCTTCGTAGGATTATGTGTAGACCAAATATTCCTATACTATATTAGTTTCTAAATGACATTGGAGCTGAAAAAGTTTGATATGCGTTCGATTACCTTTAAACCCGATGAAAATAAAGGCCCCGTCGTGGTTCTCATTGGTCGTCGTGATACAGGTAAGTCTTATTTAGTAAGAGATTTATTGTTTTATCATCAAGACGTCCCTATCGGGACCGTTATTTCGGGGACTGAAGCAGGCAACGGATTTTATTCCTCCCATGTTCCGAAATTGTTTATTCACGACGAGTATAATACTGTGTTAATCGAGAACGTGCTGAGACGTCAAAAATGGTATTAAAACAGGTCAATAAGGAGATTGAAACCTATCATAGAACTACCATCGACCCCAGGACTTTCGTTATTTTAGATGATTGCTTGTATGACCAGATCATGGACACGCGATAAGATGATGCGTCTCCTCTTCATGAATGGACGACATTGGAAGGTCATGTTAATCATCACAATGCAATATCCGTTAGGCATTCCTCCAAATCTCCGCACCAATATCGACTACGTTTTTATTCTCCGCGAACCATATTTGGCAAATCGCAAAAGAATCTGGGAGAATTATGCGAGTATGTTTCCCACTCTCGAGTCCTTTTGTGCTGTCATGGACCAGACAACTGAGAATTTTGAGTGTTTGGGTCATAAATAATAACGCGAAAGTCCAATAAATTAAACGACC